GGGTAGGTAAGTTATACTTCAATTCAATACCCCTCTTGTAATAAAAATACTATATTGCCCCTCTAAAGAAATAATCTAATCTCTATTCCCTATGTATCATGATACATACTCCTCATGATATATACTTAACCAATATACTGTTATATTTTATATTAGAGTATCATGTAGAATACTCCTCATGATATATAACACTACATAACCATGGTCTATTACACTACATATCATGATACATACTTAACCATGATATATATTATATATAGTAAGTGACAAAAAGGCAGGTGGAAATATAGGAGGTACACTTGTGTATTTTTATATTACTTAATTAGAAAATAGTTATTTATGCAGTTAGAGTTATCAGTTCCCTCAACATTAGATTCAATTGAATTATGGCAATACCAAAAGTATATGAGTGTTGTGGAAGCAAACAAAGATGTAGATAGTGCAGTTGATTTCCTAAATATGAAGTTGGTTGAGATATTCTGCGATATATCCCTAAAAGACGTATCCCATATCAATACCAAAGACTTTAACAAGATAAGCGACATAATCGCTAAATGCTTCAAGGAAGAAACTCCTTTAATCAGGCACTTTGAATTAGATGGTGTGGAATTTGGGTTTGTACCGAATTTAGATAATATGTCGATAGGAGAATATATAGATGCCGAGTCTAATGTAGTTGGTTGGAAGGATATGCACAAGGCTATGGCAGTGTTGTTTCGCCCAGTAACAAAGAAACACAAAGACAAGTATCAAGTAGCCCCTTATGAAGGCAAAAAAGAATACCAGGAAGCTATGAAGTATATGCCGTTGAATGTCGCTTTAGGTGCGTTGGTTTTTTTTTATCGTTTAGGAAAAGATTTATCAAATCATATCCTGAAATCTTTGGAGAAGGAGATGAAGGAGGACAGCAAACAGACTATTCAGCTTCAGCAAACTTTGGGGTTAAATGGGGATGGTATCAGTCAATATACAGACTTGCTGGAGGAGAAGTTCTCAATTTTGACAGAGCAACTAAAATTCCTGCACACCAAGCTATAACGTTTCTGATATTCGAGAAAGAGAAGAACGAGTTAGAAGCAAAACTAATAAAAGATAAATTCAAATAGAATGACAAGTTTTTACGATGTAATCAATTCAATCAAAACCTATTTACAGGGCAATAACTCCGTAAATACGGTAACATTTGGCGACCTATTGGAAGTTGATTTAAACAAGCAAACAATATTCCCACTTTCCCACCTGACAGTACGAGATGTATCTTTCTCTGACCATACAATGACCTTCACTGTTAATGTTATGGCATTCGACATAGTTGATGAGACTAAACAGAACGACAAGGAGCAAGTAGAGCCTTTCTATGGCAACAACAACAAGCAAGACGTACTCAATACTCAGTTGATGGTTTTAAATGGGTTACAATCCTCGCTAAGACGTGGAGGCTTGTTCCAACAAGACTTCATAGTGGACAATAACCTTACTGCAACACTTATAGAAGAGAGATTCGACAATTTGTTAGCAGGTTGGGAAATGGACATCACAGTAGAAGTGCCTAATAACGCAATAACGGATATTAACGCTAATGGTAGTGGCTGCTTATAAGATATGGCACAAGGATTCTCTGACATAAAACTAAAAAACACCGAGTCTTTCTTAAAGTCTTATATGGAGAGGTTGGAAACCTTGACCAAGATAGAAATAGGTAGAAACAGACAAAGAACCTACCCTTCAGGTCGAAAGGTAAACTCCCCACTAAATTCATCAGGTAGTTTAAGAGAGTCCATAGAATCAAAGAAACAAGAAGTTAAAGATGCTATGTTGGCTTTTGGTTTAATGGGGAATGATTACGCATTAGACATAAATTCAGGCACACCTAAAAGCAAAGCTCCTTCTCAAGCTAAATTGGTAAATTGGATAAAAACAAAACCTGTTCAGTTACGAAATAAGAAAGGAAAAATAATAAAAAGAACAGAGGGAAGTATAAAAGCAGTCGCACAAAGAATGCAAAATTCCCAAAAGATAAATGGTATAGCACCAGTGCCTTTCTTGGAAGAGGCAGCAAAAGATAGTATGACCCACTTAAACGGAATAGGTTTAGAGTTGGCTTACGATATAGCAGATAATGTAGAACAATTCTTAATAAACATAGGATACGAATTAGTAAACGGAGAATTTAAACTAAAAGAAGAATAAAATGAGTAAAATAAACGTAAGAAGTCCATACTTCATAACAGACAGCTCTGTGAATGGGTCAAGTGCTTTAGCAAGTGCTAAACTATTCATAAGAATATACGAAGGCAATGCTTCTACCTCAGTTACAACAACTCCTAACTACACTATATCCTCAACTGCGATAGATGGCTCTGTTACTTTTGAGGTATCTGAGTTGGTAAGGGATTATATAGAAAACAATTTTGATGGCACTTACACAGGGTCTGCAAAGTGGTTTAACTACAATATACAACGAACTTACGAGGATTCTACGACAAATACCACATCCCAACAAAATCTTGCAATATTTGACGGATATGGGTACTTTGAGGAAGGTGCTAACCCACAAAATGAATCTACTATATTGCAGTCGAATGAATTAATATACACAAACGATTTTGCAAACATAAACATCCCTGTCCACGTAACAAGCGACACGACAATAACATACTTTAAAGACGGAGAATCTATATTTACAAAAACACTATTGTCATCTACTGACTCAGCAGACCAAGTACAATACGTATCAAATTCATCGTTAGATGCAGATGTGTTTTATAACAGAGTCATTGATGATGGGGGTACGATAGAGGCTTTTAGTTGTGTTAGAACTATCGCTAACGGAGTTTATGCCGAATACGATGCTGACAAGATATATATCGATAACGGAGAAGTCGTAGAGGTTATTAACGTAGAGGAGATAGAAGAATGTAAATATACGCCTTACAAGATAACATTTGTAAATAAGTTTGGTGCGTTACAAGATATTTGGTTCTTCAAGCGTTCTAACCTATCTATGCAGACGACAGAGGAGTCTTATAAGGCTAATATCGTCTCAAATGGCACTTATTCTATAAACTCAAGGCAAAAAACTGTATTCGACAAGAAAGGTATAGAGAGATTGCAGCTAAACACAGGATTTTACCCTGAGAGCTATAACGAAGTTTTTAGGCAACTATCTTTATCAGAAGAACTATGGATAACATACGGAACAGATGTATTGCCAGTAACTTTGTTGTCAAGCGAGTTAATTTACAAAACGAGCCTAAATGACAAGTTGATAAACTATACAATGGATATAGAATTTGCCTTTAACAAAATAAACAATGTACGATAAATGCAACAAGTACAATTATTCATAAAAGACCAAAATAACACTTACCAAAGAATAGAATTGTTTGATGACGAAACTATTTCTTTGACTGAGAGTATTCAGAATGTAAGAGATGTTTCTAAGGTGTTTACAGACTTTACAAAAACATTTACTATTCCTGCTACAAAGAACACAAATAAGCTGTTTAAACACTACTATAACTTTGATATAACAGGAGGTTTTGATGCAAGAAAGAAAACAGATGGTTTAATCAAGCTTAATGGGGTAGACTTTAAAACAGGCAAGATAAAACTTGATGGTGTGGACTTGAAAGAAAACAAAGCCCATAGTTATAGAGTTACTTTTATCGGAGAACTTGTTAATCTAAAAGACTTGATTGGAGAGGACTTGCTCTCTGATTTATGGTGGTTGGATAATACTAAAGAAGATGGCACTGCTGCCCCTACATTTGTAAGAGATTACTCTTCTGCTGCCATAAAAAGCAACCTACAAGGAAACAACACAACTGTAAGCTTCATAAACCAAAGTGGTTCTACGGAAACTTACTTAAACGCAATAAAAACTGCTCTAATATCGAACACGAAAAGATTGTACTACGACACAGGTGTTGATATAGAAGGAGACGGAAATCTTTACTGGCACGGAGGAGGTGGTGTTCACGTTCATGGTGTTTATTGGAAAGACCTGAAATACAGCATTGCAGTTTACGTTATTGTAAAAGCGATAGAGAAGGTTTACGGAATAACATTTTCAAGCGACTTCTTTGATTATTCTAACGCAGAGTTTTCTGAGCTAATGATGTTAATGCACAGAAGCAAGGGTTATCCAACTGCTTCGTATAATACAGGTGCAGATTTGTACTTTAAGTATTTAGACAATCAATCCACAGGAGAGATGACTACTTTTGACTTAACTCATTCAGGGGTTGATTATACGCTTACTGCAACTGCACTTACAACAGGAGTACTTGTATCAGGATTCCCTGAAATACCCCCAGCAGGATGGATATGGTATTATAGTTACGATATTGATTTAGCACCTGATGACGCAAGTACCGTTTATAGTGCATATTTGTACTCGGATGGTAATTTAGTTGATAAGTTAGAAGGGGTTACAGGAAATCAAACATTCAACAACGAGTCAGCACCTAACCAAACAGGAAACTATAACTGGACTGTTAAGATAGAATGTGCCGAAACATTGACTTTTGGAACAGGAGATATAGACATATCTTTTAAATTATGGTCTTTTTCAGGAGGTACTTATACACAGGTAGCACCCTCAACACCATCAAGCAACACTGCTACTTTTGAGGTAGAGGAGTTATTTGAGTTTAAACCTACTCAGCAGTTGCCTGAGATGAAGATTATTGACTTCTTGACATCTTTATGGAAAATGTTTAACCTTACTGCCTATGTTGAAGATGACGGAACTATTAAAGTTCAGAAATTAGACGATTTCTATACAGGAGGCACTTCTTATGATATCACTAAGTTTGTAGATGTAAATTCGAGTCAAGTTAATTCAGCACTCCCTTACAAGCAGATAGACTTTGAGTTCGAGGGTAGTAAAACATTTCTTGCTTCATCATTTAAGCAGTTACAAAACAGAGAGTTTGCTAAAGAAGAATACAAGGGAGAAGACCCTGATAATTGGGCAGGAGGTATATACAAAGTAAAACTGCCTTTAGAGAAAGTAGTTTATGAAAGATTACAGAATGAATCCAACTATCAAACTAAAGATATTCAGTATGGCTGGTTAGCAGATGAAAATCAAGAACCTTGTATAGGAAAACCTATACTTCATTACGCTTACTTGCAGAACACAGGGGATATATCCTTTATGGATGATGTAGATGCTCATAGTGATATTTCAACAGTGTTCATCCCTTTAAATCAAAGAACGACATCAGACACCACTAATTCACTTAACTTTTATGCAGAGTTAAACGAATGGTCGGCTTCTACGAATACAAATAGTTTATTTGAGTTGAATTACAAGACATATATTCAGAGTGTTTTCAATAGTAAAAAGAGATTATCTAAGATTAAGGCATTCTTACCTATAAAAATACTAATAAATTATACGTTAGCAGATACATTTATAGTAGCAGGTAAGAAATATAAAATAAATTCAATAACCACTAACCTTCAGACAGGAGAGAGTGATATAGAACTATTAAACGAAGTGTAATGATAAGAGATGTAATAGATTTACTAAATTCAGACAACTTCTATGGGGTATCAGAAGCCATAGAGATAGCAAAAGGAAAGTACGAGTTAAAAAATAGCATAAAAGAAGCATACAAACAAGGAAAAAGAGAAGGATATGGCACAAAATGAGAAAGTAATAATTAGTGTTGAGTTAAGAGACAAAGGTGTAACAACTGGTTCTAAGAAAGCCAAAGACTCTATTGATGGATTAACCGATGCCCAAAAGAGGCTTGATAGAGCTACTAAAGAAGCAGCGTTTCAGGAATCTAAACAAGGTAGAGCGTTAGCAGACTTAGAAATACGTGCTAATTTAGCGAAAAAAGCTAATAGAGAATTAGCAATTCAAACATTAAAGACTGCCGAAGCAACTAAGCAAGGCAAGACACAAACAGGTCTTAACAACGCTATCCTTGTTGAAGCAGGTAGAGCTGCATCTGATTTTCAGTACGGAATGCAAGGTATGGCAAACAACATCGGTCAATTAAGTACTCTTATGGGTCAGCATATACAGACTCAAGGAGGATTTATTGCTTCTATGAAAGAATTAGCTAAAAGTTTTTTTGGTATTCAAGGTGTATTGATAGGTGTTCAATTATTTATATCTTTTTTACCTCAGATAGAGAAATGGTATAAAAAGATAAATAAAGAAGGATTAGACCTTAATAAGGTATTTAAAGATGCTGCATCTACTGTTTCTGATACTGCTGCTGATTTTGATATATATTTATCTGTATTAAAAGATAGTTCTAAGAGCCAAGAACAACATCTTACTGCTGTAAATAAATTAACAGAGGATTTCCCAAAATACATAAAAATGCTTAAAAAAGCAGGGCTATCCTTAGAAGATGTTAAAAACAACACAGATGAAGCAAGAAAAGCTGAGGAATTATACAGAAAAGAGATAATAAAAACTGCCAGAGTTAATGCAGCAAAAGAAGCTATACAAGAACAAGAAGCTGCTAAGTTACAGAAAAACATAGACACAACAAACAAACTACGTAAATTAGGTTTTAAGTCCATAGAGGAAGCAAGAGAAAAACTTGCTGAAAAAGAGGAAAAAGCTGGTGTTAAATTAGCCAAAACCATTGAGGAGAGAAACGAGCAAATCAGGGAAGAAGGCAGGATGTATCAACATAACGAAAAAATCCGAGCCGAATCACTTACAACGAGAGATAGAGAGGTATCAGCTATTTTAGGGGGGTTAGATAGAGAAACAGAAGCGAGAGAGAAAAACATAGAACAATTACTCAAGTTTGTAGACATAGAAGGAACACAACTTCCAAGAAGAAAACAAACTGCCCTTGAAGTAAATAAAATTGGCGAAAAAACAGTTGATGACCAAGAGAAAGTCTATGACCAATTAGTAGGTTTACAAGAAACACACGAAGAAACAAGACTTGATAAGGCACGTAAATTTGCAGATAAATTAAAGGACGCACAAAGTGTACTTGGAGATATAGCAGGATTAGCAACAGGGTTTATTGATGCTGAAATACAAGCAGAAGAAGCTAAAACTGTAAAGATAAATAATGAATTAAGAGAAAGACTTAATAACGAAAATTTATCTGCTGAAGAAAGAAAGAAGATACAATTAAAAATAGCTGCAAATGACGCTGCTGCTGCTAAAAAGAAAGATAAGTTAGCAGAAAAGCAATTTAAAATAGATAAAGCACTAAGAATATCAGGTGCTTTGGTTGAAACTTATTCATCTGCTGTAAGGGCTTATGCTTCTCAAATAGTACCTTTTGACCCTACTTCTATTATTAGGGCTAAAATAGCAGCAGGTGTAGCCACTGCTTTTGGTTTAGCTAATGTGGCTATGATTGCAAAGCAGAAGTTTGTGCCTACTGCAACCACTGCACCAGCACTTGACTCAGGAGCAGCAGGAGGAGGTGAAACAGCAGTTCAACCACCTTCTTTTAACATTGTTGGGAGTAGTGGGGTAAATCAGTTATCAGATGCCATCAGTGAAGCAGAAAAACAACCTACAAGAGCATATGTAGTAGCGAGTGATGTTACTACCGCACAAGAGTTAGATAGAAATATAATAGAATCAGCGAGTTTATAATTTAAAATAATAAAGATATGAGAGTAATTGAATTAATAATTGATGAAGAGCAAATGTTCTCAGGAATAGAAGCTATTTCCATAGTAGATAAACCTGCTATACAAGAAAACTTCATAGCGTTATCCGAACAGGAAAAGTTAAAACTTGCCAGTTTAGATATGGACAAGAGAATCCTTATGGGGGCTGCTCTAATCCCTAACAAGAACATCTATCGTCAAGATAGCGAGGATGAAGAAGGATACTACATCTATTTCTCTAAAGAAACAGTTAAAAAGGCTTCTGAATTGTTTTTAATAGAAGGAAACCAAAACAAATCGACTTTAGAGCATCAAGCAGAGTTAAGTGGGTTGTCTGTTGTGGAGTCTTGGATAGTAGAAGATGAAGTCCACGACAAATCACGTAAATACGGACTAAATATGCCTGTTGGAACTTGGATGGTAGCGATGAAAGTAAACAATGAGGACGTTTGGAAGAACTACGTTAAAACAGGTGCAGTAAAAGGGTTTAGTATCGAAGGATATTTCTCTGAAGCAATCGATTTAAGCGAGATAGAAGACGTAGAATTAAAAAGCTTTAGTGATTACCCTGAAAGCGTAAAGAACAACGCTAAAAGAGCCTTAAAATGGGCTGAAGAGAATGGTTGGGGGTCTTGCGGAACAGCAGTAGGTAAACAACGTGCCAATCAATTAGCAAACGGAGAGCCAATCAGCCTAAAAACCATAAAACGTATGTATTCTTATTTAAGTAGGCACAAACCTGACCTTGATTCAAGTAAATCATACGAAGATGGTTGTGGTAAGTTGATGTACGATGCTTGGGGAGGTAAATCTGCTTTAATTTGGGCAAAAACAAGAATCTCAAGAGAAGAGAATATGTCAGAACTATCCGAAGAAGAGGCACAATTCGTCCTTGACAAGTTAGGGAAGATTATCCAAGATAAGTTGAACGAATTAAACTCATAATTATGGCAAGAGGAAGAACAAATAAAGACAAGAACTATATACCAAGCACTGCTTCTCCTACCCATGGGAGAAGGGGTTGCCTGTGTAAAGATGGGAGAAAATACTCAAGAAAATGTTGTAATGGGTCTGTTGGAGCACAAGGAATAGGTAAAATATAGCCTAAAAATCTAACACCCAATACAATTACTATTATTTACTTATAACCTATTTAATAATTATTACTTATGGAAAGCAAAAAAGCAACATCTGTACTTTCTGACATTATGCAAAAGCTCTCCTCTATTGGTAAACCTGCTGAAGAAGTAAAAGAAGAGGTAGTTGAACTATCTGAAGAAGTTACTGAAACAGAGGTGAAAGAAGAAGAAGTTGTTGAGGCAGCTTCAATCGAAGAATCAACAGAAGAGGAAGTGGTTTTAGCAGAAGAAGATGAAATCGTAGAGGAAGAAGTAGCTGAAGAAGCTGAAGAAATCATTGAAGAGGCTTTAGACGAAGAAAAGTATATTTCAAGAGAAGAGTTTGAAAATACTATCGCTGAAATCAAAGCAATGTTTATGGAAGCAACTCAAGCTTACGAGAAAGAAAAATTAGAAATGTCTGCTCAAATCGAAGACTTATCTAAAGCACCTGCATCAGAGCCTTTATCTCATAGCCCTGAAGCTGAATTATCAAATGAGAAAAAAGTGTTATTTAGCCAAAGAAGAGGTGGTAGCACAATGGACAGAGTACTATCAAAAATGTACGGAAAAAAATAATAATTTAAAATAAATATCTAAAAAATGGCAACAACAACTTCAATCACTACTACTTATGCTGGAGAATTTGCAGGAGAATACATCTCTGCTGCTCTTTTAAGTGGTGTAACAATCGACAACGGTGGTATCACTGTTAAACCTAACGTAAAGTTCAAAGAGGTAATCAAGAAATTGGCTACTGACGGAATTGTAAAAGATGGTACTTGCGACTTCGCTGACACTTCTACAATCACTTTGACTGAAAGAATTATCGAACCTGAAACTTTCCAAGTAAACCTTGAATTGTGTAAGGCTGACTTCAGAAGCGACTGGGATGCAATCCAAATGGGATATTCTGCATTTGATAACCTTCCTGCTTCTTTTGCTGACTTCTTAATCTCTCACGCACAAGCTAAAGTAGCTCAAAAAATCGAGCAAAACATTTGGGGTGGTGTAGACGCTAACGAAGGAGAATTTGATGGAATCGTAACATTGGCTACTGCTGATGCTGACGTAATCGACGTAGTTGGTACTACTATCACTGCTGGAAACGTAATC